GGGCTCTCCGAGGTGCGGAGGGTCAAAAGGTTCTGCCTAGTCACTCTGTGAGATACCCGCCCGAGGCGCGAGGCTGAGGGCTTGACCGAGGCGGCGCGAGGCTGCCGAGGGGTGATGGTTCATGCCACGAGGTGGACATGCACGTTCTGGCCCGCCGATTGACCCGAACTCGGGTCGGTCAGAGCGTCGAGGGATCAAGTTCACGACGCTGCCGGCGTTCGGCTATGACGGCCCTGTGCCTGAGTGGCCGCTGCCGCTGCGTGAGTGCTTCATGCTGGTCGACAAGCTGCCGATCCCTGATGTGCGGCGGACTGAGCAGGTGGCCGACCGTGAAGCCGCCCTATGGGCATGGGCGTGGTCGACCCCTCAGGCTTGGGCGTGGTCGCAGCCGTCGGAGTCGTGGCGGTTGCACACGATCGCCATGTGGGTGCGGACCTACGTTCTGTGCGAGTCGAGCGAGGCGACGGCAGCGGACAAGGGCAGTCTGCACCGGTTTGCGGACCAGATCGGGATGTCGCCGGCCGGGCTCAAGGAGAACTGCTGGGTGATCGCGAAGGACGAGCTGGGCGAGAAGCGCGCCGAGTCGTCGGAGAATGCCAATCCTGAGCCTGCGAGCGGGTCGGCGCGTTCCCGCGTGAAGGTTATTGCGGGCGGTGCCTGACGAGCTGCGGATCGACTTCGATCCCCTGCACACTCTCGGCTTCCTTGCCGTTGACTGGATCGAGGCGCACTGCCGGGTCCCTGGCGGTGTCTACGAGGGTGAGCCGCTGATCCTGCGCGGCTGGCAGCTCGAGGTCAATGTCAACCACTATCGGATCAAGCCGAAGGCGGTCGTTGATCCGCGCCGGCTGTTGGCGCCGTTCCATTACCGCCGCTCGGTGATTGTGGGTCCGCAGAAGTCGGGCAAGTCGCCGATGGGTGCCGCTTGGCTGCTGTTCGAGGGTGTGGGGCCGGCACTGTTTGCCGGTTGGGCGACTGGCGGTGAGGTTTATCGCTGCGCCGATCACGGATGCCCGTGCGAGTTCGAGTACCGCTACGAGCGGGGCGAGGCGATGGGCATCCCGCGGCGGAAGTCGCTGCTGGGGCTGTTGGCTTTTGCGGAGTCGCAGACAGCCAACGTGTATGAGCCGTTGCAGACGATGATCCACGGCAGCGAAGCGCTGTCGTCGTTCATCTTCGTGCGTGAGGGCTTCATCCGCCTGCCGAACCGGGGCAAGATCGTGCCCCTGTCGCGGGCTGCACAGTCCAAGTTGGGTCAGCCGCTCACGGGCGGCCTCGGGGACGAGTCGGGGCTCTACACGGCCTCGAACAAGGTGTTGGACGCGTGGCAGACGATGCGCCGCGGCATCGCGGCCATGCAGGGCCGCACGATGGAACTGACCAACCCGTGGGACCCGATGGAGAACTCGGCGGCGCAGCAGTCATTTGAGTCAGCCCGGCCGGACATCTATCGGTACTACCGCAAGCCACCAGCGGACCTGTCCTATGCGAACAAGCGGGACCGGTCGAAGATCCACCGGATCGTGTACGAAGACTCTCCCTGGGTGGACCCGCACACGATTGACGCGGAGGCCGCGGAACTGGTCGAGACGGACCCGGCGCAGGCTGAACGGTTCTTCGGTAACAGGCTCGTCCAAGGTTTGGGCGCGTACCTCACGGATGGTCTGTGGGGTGATGGTGTCGATGTTGACGTGCCGGACGGGACGGCGGTCGCTGGCGGTTTTGACGGGTCGCGGTCGGGTGACTGGACGGCGCTGCGGTTGGAGACGATCGATGGGCACCGCTTCACGCCGACGTATGGCCCGGACTCGCGGCCGACGGTGTGGCGGCCGGAGCAGTGGCCCGAGGGTCGCATCCCTCGCGGTGAGGTCACGGCGGCTGTCGATGAGGTGTTTCGCCGCTACAGGGTGAAGCGGTTCTACGTGGACCCGCGCTACTTCGAGACGCAGGTCGACTCGTGGGCTGCTGAGCATGGCGAGGACGTCGTGGTGCAGTGGCCGACGAACTCGATCGGGCGCACGTTCCCGGCCCTGCTGCGGTTCCGTGAGGACTTGGCCGAGGGTTTGACGACGCACTCGGTCGACGAGGCCGCGAAGGGGTGCGCCCTGGCCGCCCGCAAGGTCGCCAAACCGGGCGACAAGTTCATCCTCGGCAAGCCTGCCGAGCACATGAAGATCGACATACTGATGGCCGACATTCTCGCCCACGAGGCCGCCGCTGATGCCCGCGGCGCTGGCTGGGGCGATGACTCCGGCCCAACCATCTTCTTCCTGCGTTAGACCTTGATCGGAGGGATTCGTGGCGCTCTCACCCTCCGAGATCCAGACCATCGACCGGCTGCGCCAGCAGTGGGAGTCCCAGGGCAAGGCCGATGAGCTGAACCTGCGCTACTACCTGGGTCGACAGCGCGTCGAACAGTTGGGCATGGCCATCCCACCGTCGATGCGCAAGTTCCTCGTGGTAGCGAACTGGCCACGGGTTGTCGTGGACACGATGCGGTCACGGCAGCGGATGCGTTCAATGATGCTGGCCGGCGAGGACACGGTGAACCCGCAACTGCTGGCTGCCCGTCGCGCCACCAACCTCGACGCGCACTTGGCGATGTTCGAGACGGATGTGCTCGTCTATGGCCGTGGCTTCCTGTCGTGCGGGTCAAACGAGGCCGCGGCAGGCTCGCCGCTTGTGCGTGCGGAGTCGCCACGGCAGATGGTCGCCGAGGTCGACATTCGCACCGAAACGATGCTGGCAGCGGCACGGTTCTACGGGACCGATGAGCAGACCGGCGCCACCCCGACCAACGTCACGTTGTATCTACCTGAGGTGACCGTTTGGGTTGCTCGAGGTGGTGACGGTCGCTGGGTCGAGGTGGACCGTGACCCTCACGGCCTTGGGCGTGTGCCGATCGTGATGCACCTGAACCGGCGCATGTCGGGTGAGTGGGCCGGCGAGTCCGAGATGAGCGACATCATCCCGATCACGGACGCGGCGGCGCGGTCGCTGACGAATATGCAGTTTGCGCAGGAGTCGCATGGCATTCCGCGCATGTGGATGACAGGGGTCGCCAAGGGTGATTTCGTCGACTCTAGTGGCAAGCCGATCCCGCAGTTCGAGGCGTACTTCAACGCGATCCACACCCTGACGAAGGCAGAGTCGAAGGTCGGGCAGTTGGAGGCTTCTGACCTTAAGAACTTCGAGACCGCCCTCAACGTGTACGGGTCACAGGCCTCGATCGTGACTGGTTTCCCGTCGCGGTATTTCGGGCACTTCACGGCGAATCCGCCGAACGAGGCGAGCATGAAGGCCGACGAGGCGCAGCTCGTGTCGCGGGTTGAGGATCAGACGACGCAGCTCGGTGTCACTCTCGGGTGGCTCGGCGGGCTCATGTGGCGCTTCATGACCGGCGAATGGCTCGACGGCAATGCCGTGACGGTCGACTGGTTCGACGCATCTACCCCGACGGTGGCGCAGCGTGAGGACGCGCTCATGAAGCGGCGTAGCGTCGGCGTGCTGTCCAGGGAGGGCTACTGGGATGAGCTCGGCTGGGGTGAGCCGCGGAAGGCCAAGGAGCGCCAGTATCTCGAAGCCGAGGCGCTGGACCCGCTACTGGCCTCTCTGACTCGCCCGGTGACCGGTGATGCTCAAGTCGGCGGTTGAGCACTACCGCAACGAGCAGCGGATCACCGCGGCCGGTGTGGTCGCTCTCCGTCGGGTGCGGTTCGACACGCTGGACACTCTCACTCGGACTATGGCGGCATTCCAACTGCTCGCCGCTCGGGAGGCGCTGCGTGCCTTCCCGCTGATGCTGTCCGAGCAGAACGTGGACGCGCCGGCCGAAGCGACGGGAGTCGCTTCTGCACTGCTCGGGTCGGCGTCGGATGGGCGCGACATTCGCGGCCTGTTGGATTTCACGCGAACCAGTTCCGTGACTGCTCAGGCGTTCGACCTGATCGTGACGACTCAGTTGCAGGATGTGGCGCGGCAGGCGTCGTCGATCGCGCTCGGGTCACGACCTGCGGTGGACGGCTATGTGCGGATGCTCAACCCGCCGTCGTGTTCGCGGTGCGCGGTCCTGGCTGGCAAGTTTTACCGCCGCAACCGCGGATTTGCCCGGCACCCGAAGTGCGACTGTCGTCACGTGCCGGCCACTGAGGACACCGCCGGCGATCTTCGGACGGACCCGAACCGGTACTTCGAAAGCCTCGACGCGGCCCAGCAGGACGCCATCTTCACCAAGGCGGGCGCCGACGTGATCCGACGTGGTGCAGACGTTGCGCAGGTCGTGAACGCCCGTGCCGGCATGTCCACGGCTCAGGTCGCCACCAGGGGGCCGGGTGACCGATGGACCGCCTCCGGGCGACTCACCCGGTCGAGCACGTTCGGGCAGGGCATCTACACGACCACTGAGGGCATGACGACACGAGGGGCGGCCTACGGCGCCCGTGGCGGCAAGAAGGTGCGCCTCATGCCCGAGTCGATCCTCGAGATCGCGGAGGACGACGCCGAGGTACTTCGCCTGCTCAAGGCGCACGGCTACCTCACCTAAGACCAACCCCAGCGCGAGGCCGGGGCCTTCTCCAAGAGGGAGAACCAATGTCGGAGACGACGACCGAGACGAACACGCCCACACCCAAGGCGGTCGCGGAGGCGGCCGAGAAGGGCAGGCCTGGCGAGACACCTGAGCAGACCATCGAGGCTCTGCGGTCGGCGCTGGCCAAGGCCAACGATGAGGCGAAGGAGAACCGTCTCAAGGCAACCGAGCTGGACCAGATCAAGCACGCGCAGATGAGTGAGCTTGAGAAGGCCCAAGCGGCGATGCAGACCGCCACCCAGGAGGCCGCGGCCGCGAAGGCGGAGGCTCTGAGGTGGCGCATCGCGGCCAAGCACGGCATCAGCGACGAGGACGCCGAGACGTTCCTGACCGGCAGCGACGAGGAGTCGCTGACGAAGCAGGCGCAGCGGCTCGCCTCGCTCGCCACCACGTCCAACCCGGCGACCCCCAAGCCTGACCTGACCCAGGGCGGGCAGGGCGCTCCGACGCCCGCACTCAACTCCGACGCGCTTGAGGAAGCGCTGAGGTCCAAGCTCGGCATCGCGTGATGCCGCGACCGTCCTAGGAGGACACAATGGCGATCACCGCCGCAACCAAGACCTCCGACTTCTCCGGGTTCCTGACCCGTGAGCAGTCCGAGGCGATCTTCGAGAAGGCCGCCCAGCAGTCCGTCGTGCAGCGACTGGCGCGCCGCGTCCCGCTCGGCATCAATGGTCAGTCCATCCCCGTCGTCACCGGCAAGGTGAGCGCCGGATGGGTCGCTGAGGGCGCGCAGAAGCCTGCCTCGCAGGGTTCCATCGCGCTCAAGACGATGGACCCGAAGAAGCTGGCCGCGATCGCGGTCGTCTCCGCTGAGGTTGTCCGGGCCAACCCCGGCGGCTACATGGACCTGCTGCGTCCGCAGATCGCGGAGGCCTTCGCCGTCGCGTTCGACGCGGCCGCTCTGCACGGCACCGCGTCGCCGTTCACGACCAACCTCGACACCGGGTCGTCCACGCAGGAGTTCACCGGCACGGCGCCGGCGTTCACCGCGGTCTACACCGACCTCAACGCCGGTCTGGCCACGCTCGTCAACGCCGGCAAGAAGCCGAACGGCTGGGCCTGGGACTCGCGCATGGAGCCGGTGTTCAACGGCGAGCGCGACACCGCAGGTCGCCCGCTGTGGATCGACTCGCCCGCGGTCGAGACCAACGCGCCGCTGCGCGAGGGTCGCCTCTTCGGTCGCGCCTCCTTCATGGGTGACGGTGTGTACGCCGCCACCCCGAAGATCTACGGCTACCTCGGTGACTGGACGCAGGTCGCGTGGGGTGCCGTCGGTGGCATCTCCTACAAGGTCTCCACCGAGGCGGCGGTCACGATCAACGGCTCGCTGGTGTCGCTGTTCGAGAACAACCTCGTGGCGATCCTCGCGGAGGCCGAGTACGGCTTCCTCGTCAACGACGCTGCGTCGTTCGTCAAGTTCACGAACGCGGCCTGATCATGGCGGCCCGCAAGCCCGTGACGACCGATGACGTAGCCGTCGAGGCGACCGCCGACGACGTGCGCGCCACCGTCGAGGACGGCGAGTACGTCAAGGTCAAGAGCCCCTTCGGGGACGTGACGACGGTGCCTGTCGGCATCCTCGACGCGCTCCTGGAGTCGGGCTACAGCAAGTCCAAGTGAGAAGGGTGGGGCGGTCATGGCAGTGACTTCCGACATGATCGCGGTCGCGCTTGGCCGCCCCACTCCCACGGGTCCGCAACTAGGCCAGTGGATCTACTGGGCCACTGAGGCGCAGCGGATCATCCACGCCCGCACCGTGCGTCTCGGCGTGGACCCGGCCAGCCTCGACGAAGAGACACTGGACAGCGTCGTCGTGCGTGCGGTCGTGGCGATGGTCCGCAACCCCGACGACGCCACCCAAGTGAGCGTGTCCGTCGATGACGGCAACATGGCTCGCACCTACCGCTCCAGCGACGGCGAGGTCTCCATCAAGGACCGATGGTGGGACGAGCTCGGGTTGCTCGACGCCCAGGATGCTGAGGCATACAGCGTGCAGGCCACGTTCGAGCCTGACGTTGTTCGCCCTGATCTCTGGTGGCCGTGATGCTCGGTGACGACATTGCCCGCGCTCTGCCTGAACTGCGAGCCCACGCCGAGTCGATGATG